CAGCGGATCAGCCCGGACGACCAGCAGCCCCTCATCGACACGGCGACCGGGCAGCCCATGACGCAGGGACGTCTGTCCCAGATCATGGCCAAGCAGTTCGACAAGTCCCGCCGCAACGCCTACCGGGAGATGGCCGAAGCCGCAGGCATCCCCTTCGACCCGGAAACGTTCGACCCCACAAACTTCGCCAAGCTCCTCAAGGAAGCGCAGGACGCCAGGCAGCAGGCGCTCACCGACGAGCAGCGGCGCACCGAGGACCTCGACCGGCGCGAGCAGGAAGTCCAGGCCCGACTCGCCGCCGCCGAGGAACGCGACAAGGAACTCGCCAAGAAGTCCCGTGCCACCCAGCTCGAGGCCTCCCTCGTCCGTCTCGGCGCCGTCGACACCGCTGAGCAGCCCAACCTGCAGGATGCCTTCGCGATGCTCGAGCGCGACCTGGCCGCCACCCCCGACGCGGACGCCACCGCGGTGCAGGCCGCCGCGGACAAGCTGAAGCAGCGCCGGCCCGAACTCTTCGGCGCCCCGGCCGCCCAGACCCTGCCCCCCGCCCCGTCCGGCGGGCCCGCCGCCGGGGGCACCCCGCGCCCGCCCGCCGCGGGCAAGGACGCCGTCAACCAGAAGGCCCAGGAGCGGGCCCGGGCGATGGGACTGCGCAGGGACGACGCAGCCTGAAGACCAGCACCATCGAGGGACCACGCCCTAACCCCCGTGGACGGCGCCACCACAGGCGCCCTCACCACACACCCGCGTACATCGCGAAAGGGGCTACGGCGTGGATATTCAGCCGTACACCAGCACCGAGACGCTCGCTGTCGGCCGCCCGTGGCTCATGAGCATGCTCGGCATCGAGGCCAACCAGACCGTCACCCTCGACCTCACCCAGTTCACCGAGGGCCTCCACTGGACGGAGGCCTCCAAGTACCAGCCCGAGCGGAAGCTCAAGTCCGGCATCCCGCTCGGACTGAACACCACCACCAAGCTGTACGAGCCCTACAGCGCGGTCACCAACGAAGTCCAGACCGCGACCATCACCGGCGCACCGACCGGCGGCACGTTCACGCTCACCTACAGCGGCCAGACCACCGCGGCAATCGCCTTCAATGCCACCGCCGCAACCGTCCAGGCCGCCCTCGAGGCACTGTCCAACCTGGCGCCCGGCGACGTCGTCGTCACCGGCAACGCCGGCGGACCGTACACGCTGACCTTCGGCGGCACCCTGCTGGGCGACAACGTCGCCTCGCTCACCGCGACCGCCTCCCTCACCGGCGGCACCAGCCCGGGCGTCACCATGGCCACCACCACCGCCGGCGGCACCGCCACCGCGTCTGACGGCACCCAGAAGTTCGCCGGGTTCCTCTTCACCGAGGTGTCCTTCTACCCCGGCACCACCAAGGTCGGCGCACCGCTCATGGTCCACGGGCAGATCGACGTGGCCAAGCTCCCGGTCGCCTTCGACCCCACGGACGCGCCCGCCGGGTCCAACACCCAGTTCATCTACAAGGTCTGAGAGGGGACCACCCATGCCGAACGACATGCTTGAAGTCCTCCTCCGGGGCATCAACCCCACGGAGATCAACGCCTTCGTGCGGGCCATCCAGACCCCGGCCGACTACGAACTGACCCAGTCCGTCATCCCCGAGCGGACCGTGAACTCGGTCAAGTACGAGATCCGCGGCGGCAAGCGGCGCGTTGCCGCCGCCTCCTACCGTGCGTGGGACGCCCAGACGAAGGTCGCCACCCGCGAGATCTCCCGCTGGGTGACCGAGGGCAAGCTCCTGCCGCTGGGCCAGAAGTACATCGTGGGCGAGCTGGAGACCATCCTCCAGAACGTCTCCCGCGGCATGGACGGCGAGGACCTCGTCAAGTCCATCTACGACGACGTCGCCGCCCACGTCATCGCCATCAAGTCCCGCATGGAACTCGCCGCCGGCGACATCCTCGTCGACGGCAAGTTCACCCTCACCGGGGAGAACGGCCTCACCATCGAGGCCGACCACAAGGTGCCGTCCGGGAACATGCCGACCGCGCCCACCGCGTGGACCGACCCGACCGCCGACATGCTCGGCGACGAGCTCCGCTGGATCGAGTACCTGCGCTCCATCGGCGCCCCGCGCCCCACCAGGGCCCTGACGTCGTACAAGACCAAGGCGCTCGCCATGGCCAACAACAGCTACCGGGCTGCCTACTACCAGTCCGTCAGCCCGTCCGCCACGCCCACCGCGGTGCTCTCCCCGGCGGACGTCGATGTCGTGCGCGCCCGCTACAACCTGCCGCCCATCGTCGACTACGACGTCTTCATCGACCTCGACGACGGCACCAGTGTCCGCCCGCTGCCGGAGAACAGGTTCTTCCTGCTTCCCCCGGACGCCCGGCAGATGGCGGAGACCCAGTACGGGCTCACCGCCGAAGGCATCGTCCTCTCCTCGACCGGCAACCCGTCCATCGACCGCGAGGAGGCGCCCGGCATCATCGTCACCTCCGGCTACCAGGACGACCCGGTCCAGGTGTGGTCGAAGGGTGCCGCGGCCGCGCTGCCGGTCATGTACACCCCGGACATCCACATCGCTGCGACGGTGTGGTGACCATGGCCCAACTCGAGACGTCCGTCTTCGTGACGGACCCGGACACCCACCACACGGTCGAACTGGCCCCGGGCACCTGCCCGGAGCCGAAGCTGGCCGCCCTGGTGACGAACCCGGCCGCCTGGGTCAACCGGGAGCTACCCGACCTGGCGGAGGCGCAGGACACCCCCCAGGGCGATGCCTCCGCCGAAGGCTCCGACTCCGCCGGTGACAAGCAAGTCGCCCCGGCGGCCAAGAAGCCGGCCGCGAAGAAGTCGGCCCCCGCGCCGGCTCGGGGCCGGGCCGCCGCTGGAGAGGGTGCCAGCGGCGCGTAGCGGAGTGCGGGCCCGCCCCTCACCTGGTGGGGGCGCCAACCGGGGCGGGCCCGCACCCGCATTCCCTTCCACCACCGCCCCTGAAAGTGGAGGCACCCCGTCGTGGACGCCGACGTAACCGCCTGGCTGTACGCCCAACTCGGCAAGAGCACCGACCTCGCCGACCTCAAGGTCCGCTACCTGCGCCTCGGCACGGCCCGCGCGGTCGCCATCGAAGTACTCCGCGAGCGGTACGCAGTCCTGCGCGACCAGCCCACCGGGATCACCGTCACCAACGTCGTCGCCATCAACACCACCGCGAACCTGGCCGCCTACGAACGCCAGATCTCCGCCCTCGAATCCGGCGAACCACCAGCGCCCGACGACCCGATCGGCTCCGGACCCGACGCCCTCGGGCTGCTCCTCCTCCACGAACGGCCCCGCCGATGACGACCCCCGTCCAGCAGAGGCAGGCCGACGACCGAGCCGAAATCACCGCCCTCGTCACCGCGATGACCGGCGAACTCGTACGGCAGTGGCAGCGGCTGGCCACCGCGCAGGACAACCTGCTGCGCACTCTGGAACGGCTACGGCCCGGGCTCGGCGCCACCACCCGCATCCGCGGCCTCATCACCGCCTTCAACGAGCAGGTCGGTGAGTTCGACCGCCTCACCCGCGCCCTTGCTGAACGCTGGTCCGCACAGGACCTGCCCGTCGCCTATCGTGACGGCGCCATCCGCGCCCTTCGCCAGGCCGGAGCGGACATCGCGCTCTTCCGCTGGACCACCGACCACCAGGCCGCCGTCACCGCCCTGACCGCCGCCTTCTACGTCGACCTCGTGCAGCGCATCCAGGAGACCGTCCGCCGCGCGCAGGCCTTCGCCCGCGCCGCCCAGAACGCGGCCCGCGACGTCACCCTCGGCCGCAACCATGGTGGACTCGACTCCGCACGCCTCATCGCCGACCACCCCCTGTCGACAATCATCTACCGCGACAATTCCCGCCACCCCGCCCAGGCATGGGCCACCTCCGCCCTCACCTATCAGGCAGTCGTCACCGCCAACCACGCCGCCATCAACACCGCGCGCATCGACCTCGAAGCGCAGTGGATGGAAGTCCGGGACGGCGACGAGTGCGGATGGGTCTCACACGAGGACACCGACCACGCTAACGGCACCATCCGGACCGTCGACGACTGCGCCGCCTACCCCATCGCCCACCACGGATGCCGCCGGGAACTGTTCCCCCGCCTCGACCTCACCGGCCGCCACGGACTCGTCTCCGGAGACCCGGCCTGATGCGCCTCACGCTCACCTCCGGCGAAACCACGGTGGACTTGCGCACCGACCCAGGCGAAGGCGTGTCCCTGCGCGCCGCCGAGAATTCCGTGCTGCGCCTCTTCCGGGCCCTCCCCAAGGCCGACGAGCCGTCCGGCGAACAGCCCTTCGGGTTCTCGATCTCCTCCGACACCGAACGCGCCCCCGAACCCGAGCCCACCGGAGACGACGATGATGAGTAACGATCCCGTCCAGACCGCCAGCGCCCGCCATTTTCCACCTGCGCCATTCCCCGT